CGGGCATCCGCCGCGCGCGTGANGGCTGGCTCGAGCCGCAGTACTTCAAGGGTGAGCTCCAAGGCTACGTTCGCAAGTACAGCGACAGCCTGCTCCAGTTCATGCTCATCCATGGCCGTCCCGAGAAGTACCGTCCCAAGAAGGACGTGGATCTCAACATCGGTTCGAACCCGGCCAGCAAGCCGCCTGTGATCAACCTCACCCTCAACCGTCCCAGTAAGACGGAGTGATCGATGCTCACCGAAGGCAGCTTCGAAGAAGAGTCGTCGGGCGACGGCATCCTCAACATCGAACTCCACGCGCAGCAGACTGTTGCGTACGAGAGTATCGGCACTGAGATCCTGTACGGCGGCGCGGCCGGTGGCGGGAAGTCTCACCTCATGCGTGTGGCTGCCATTCTGTGGTGTCTCCAGATCCCCGGACTGCAGGTCTACATCTTCCGCCGCGAGTTCCCGGACCTCTACAAGAACCACATGGAGGGACCGAGTGGCTTCCCGTCGCTGCTCTCGCCACTGGTCAACTCCGGCCATGTGAAGATCAACTACTCCGCCAACCAGATCAAGTTCTACAACGGCAGCAAGATCCATCTCTGCCACTGCAAGCACGAGAAGGACGTGTACGGGTATCAGGGTGCTGAGATCCACGTCCTCATCATGGACGAACTGACTCACTTCACGGAGGATATGTATCGCTATCTCCGTGGCCGCGTGCGTATGGCAGGCATCAAGCTTCCTGAGTGGGCAGCGGGACGGTTCCCTCGGATCCTCTGCGGCACCAACCCCGGTGGCGTCGGTCACAACTGGGTGAAGCAGACGTGGATCGACATGCTGAAGCCGTTTGAGCTCAAGCAGATGGATGACGACGAAGGTGGATTCCTACGTCAGTACATCCCTGCCAAGATGACCGACAACCCGACGTTGCTCCGTGACGACCCGAAGTACCTGCAACGACTCGAAGGTCTGGGCAACCCTGCGCTCATCAAGGCGATGCGCGACGGTGACTGGAACATCGTGGCTGGCGGTGCGCTCGACGATGTGTGGGACGCGGAGAAGGTCGTCGTTCCCAGGTTCCGTGTTCCTCGGGGTTGGCGTGTGGATCGCTCGTTCGACTGGGGCAGCGCGCGTCCCTTCTCGTGCCTGTGGTGGGCTGAGGCCGATGGCACCGAGGCGACTCTGCCGGATGGACGCAAGTGGGCTCCGCCGAAGGGCACGCTGATCTGCATCCAGGAGTGGTACGGAGCGAAGAAGGCCAACGAAGGTCTGAAGATGTCAGCCAGAGCCGTAGGTCGTGGCATCGTGGACATGGACAGGTCGCTGCTGACCGGTCAGTGGATCGCTCGCCCGGTGCGTCCAGGACCTGCTGACAACGCGATCGCTGATGTGCAGAACCCCGGCACGCCGACCATCGCAGACGACATGGCCAAGGAAGGTTGTCGCTGGGAGAAGAGCGACAAGTCGCCCGGCTCGCGCAAGAACGGTCTGGAGCTCCTGCGCGCGAGGCTCGCGGAAACGAAGAAGGAGACCGGACCCGAGGGGCCTGCGTTCTACATCATGGATCACTGCCGCAACCTGATCAACCACCTGCCGGTGCTGCCACGCGATGTGAAGAACCCCGAGGACGTCGACACGTCGGCCGAAGACCACGACTACGACGCCACTCGTTACCGAGTCCTGAAGGGCAGCGGTGCTGCTGAGGAACTCAAGATCAACCTGCCTCGCTAAGGAGCCACTATGCCTCGTCCCGTTACCAATGTCGTCGATGGTGCCAAGAAGAAGGGCCAGAAGGACGCCATACCGCCGAACGTCAGCTACATGCTGCCCGAGGTCGCCGAGATGCTGCCCAAGTGGGAGCTCATCGCTGACTGCATCGCAGGACAGGAGGCCGTGAAGAAGCGCGGCACCAAGTACTTGCCGAAGCCCAACCCGGAGGACAATTCGCCCGAGAACGATGCTCGCTACCAGAGCTACCTCACGCGCGCTGTCTTCTACAACGTCACTGCGAACACGATCAGTGGACTCGTCGGTCAGGTCTTCAACAGCGACCCGGTCAGCGAATACCCGCCCGAGCTCGAGCCGCTGTGGTACGACTGCGACGGCAAGGGCGTGACACTGATCCAGCAGGCCAAGAAGGCGCTGACGTCGACCTTGGCGTTCGGTCGCTGTGCGCTGCTGGTCGACTTCCCTCCGGCGCCCAGGGACCAGGAGACGCAGCAGGCTCGCGCGTTCACCCGCCANGAAGTGATGGAAGGCATGGCGCGACCGACGATCCAGTACTACGGCCCTACCGACATCATCAACTGGCGCTTCGAACAGCAAGGCGCGGTGTCCAAGCTGGCGAAGGTCGTGCTCGTCGAGGACTACATCCTGCATGACGACGGCTTCGAGATCCGGAAGGGCACGCAGTGCCGCGTGCTCAAGCTGGAAGGTGGCGTCTATACGATGGAGCTCTGGCAGCGCATCGACGAGAAGCAGGAAGGTCCGTTCTATCTGGTCGACACCACCGTGCCGACCGACGCCAACGGCAGGNCCTTCAACTACATCCCGTTCTACTTCATCGGGTCGCAGAACAACGACGCGCAGATCGACAAGCCGCCGATGTACGACATCGCGCACTTGAACATCGGACACTACCGGAACAGCGCCGACTACGAGGACAGCGTGTTCATGGTGGGTCAGCCGACGCCGTACTTCACAGGCCTGACCGAGACGTGGGTGAAGGAAGTCCTGAACGGCACCGTCTACCTCGGCTCGCGTGCTGCCGTACCGCTGCCCGAAGGCGGCTCCATGGGGCTGGTGCAGGCCGCGCCCAACTCCATGGTGAAGGAAGCCATGGACAAGAAGGAACAGCAGATGGTGGCGCTGGGCGCTCAGCTCGTCGAGGACAGGAAGGTACAGCGTACCCTCGGCGAAGCCAAGATGGAGAACGCGGTAATCGCCAGCACGCTTACGTCGTGCGCGCGCAACGTGTCTCAGGCTTTCGAGTCGGCGCTCATGGCGGCTGCATCGTTCAGCGGCGTCGAAGTCGACGCAGACAAGATCGTGTTCCAACTGTCCACGGACTTTGCCATCAACAAGATGTCGCCAGACGAGCGTCGTCAGGTGCTGGCCGAGTGGCAAGGTGGTCTGCTGTCGTTCAGCGAGGCACGCAACCAGCTTCGCCAGAGCGGTATCGCCAACCTTGATGACGACGTGGCGCGTGCTGAGATCGAGAAGGACATGGAGTCGCGCGTGGACCTCGACAAGGAAGACGAGGACATCACCGACAAGCCGGATGACGAGACCGAGGAGTAATCCATGGCGCGCTTGACCGACAAGGGTCGGCTCATCCATGACGTCACCGTTCGCTTCCAGGTCTATCTGGAGCGACTGAAGGCGGGCGAGGTACGTCGCATGGATGCGACTATCCGCCGGTTGGACAAGGCGGTACGCAAGGCGCTGAATGAGCTCGGAGATGCACCGTCGCGCACGGCTCTCGAGAAGAAGCTGGCGTCGCTACGTAAACAGATGCTAAGGATCACTGACAAGAACCAGGAGACTTACCTCAGCACACTGCGCAAGTTCAGCTCGTACGCTACCCAGTTCCACAGCAACACGATCAACCTCGTACTGCCCGCATCGGCACCGACACTCACCACGTCGTCTAATGCGGCTGTGTGGGCAGGAGTGTTGCACTCACCGATCCAAGCGACCGGCACCCTGCTGGAGCCGTTCATCGAGACGTGGGGGAGGGCTGTCATAGCGCGCGTCGAGTCTGCGATCCGCACCGGCTACGCTCAGGGTCTGACCACTGACGACATCGTGCGTAGGATCCGAGGCACCAAGGCAGGTGGATTCGCCGATGGTATCCTCGGCGGAGTCACCAAGCGCGAGGCGAACGCGATGGTGCGTACCAGTCTACAGCACGTGAACAACGCGGCGCAGCAGATGGTGTACGAGGACAACGCCGACATCGTCGAGGGATACATCTGGATCTCCACGCTCGACAACCGCACCACCAGTACCTGTCGCTCGCTGGACGGTATGCAGTTCCCAGACAAGGAAGGTCGATCGCCTGTCCCGCCGATTCACATCAACTGNCGCAGCACGACGATCCCTAAGATCAAAGGAGTCGACCTGCTCAACAACACCACCCGCGCCAGTAAGGACGGGCAGGTGCCAGCGGCGCAGACGTACTACGAATGGCTGAAGACCCAGCCAGCCGCGTTCCAAGACGACGCGCTCGGTGAGGCTCGCGCCAAGCTGTTCCGTGACGGAGGTCTGACGGCGAAGCAGTTCGCTGATCTGAACCTCGACAAGAACTTCCAGCCTCTCACGCTCGAAGAGATGAGGCAGAAGAACCCCAGCGCCTTCAAACGCGCCGGGATCTAACCGCAAGCACAACCACAGAGGATCTACAACATGGCACTGAAGTCCGTACTCGAATCGCTCGACGGCCTCCCGGAAGACATCAAGAAGGAGTACACCGAGAAGGACGGCAAGTTCTACCTCAACATCGAAGGTCTCGATGAGCATCCGGGCGTTGGTGCCCTGAAGCGCGCCAAGGACCACGAGAAGGCCCTGCGCAAGAAGGCCGAGGAGAAGGCTGAGGAACTGGAGCGGCAGGTCCAGGCGAAGGACAGCGAGATCGAA